GCAGGGGTCGTGCCCTTCGCAGCCGGCGGCGTCGTATCTTCGCCGACCTATTTCCCGATGGGAAACCGACTTGGATTGATGAGCGAGGCCGGCGCCGAGGCCATCCTGCCGCTGCGGCGCGGTTCGGATGGACGGCTGGGCGTGAGCGCCCCCGCAAGCTCCCCTCCGGTCAACATCGTCTTCAACGTGACGACGCAGGACGCAGCCTCGTTTCGCAAGTCCGAGGCGCAGGTGACCGGCATGTTGGCGCGGGCAGTCTCGCGCGGCGCAAGGACCCTCTGAGGCGGCAATGACGGAACTTACCGGCTTCCATGATGTGCGCTTCCCTACCGCCGTTTCCTTCGGCGCGACTGGGGGGCCGGAGCGGCGGAACGAGATCGTGACGCTCACCTCCGGGCGCGAGAAGCGCAATGCCCGCTTCGCCCATTCGCGCCACCGCTACGACGCTGGGACCGGCGTGCGATCCCTGGCCGATCTCTACGAGATCGTCGACTTCTTCGAGGCGCGGCGCGGATCGCTGCATGCTTTCCGGTTCCGCGACCCCTTCGACATGAAGTCGTGCCGGGCGGACCTCGCTCCGGCGCCGGCGGATCAATCGCTCGGCACCGGCGATGGAACGCGGGCTCGTTTCGCTCTGGTGAAGCGGTATGGGGAGGGTGCAAATGCCTATGCACGGCCGATCCGAAAGCCGGTGCGTTCGAGCCTGAAGGTCGCGGTCGCCGGGGTGCTCGCGGCGTCGCCCGGCGACTACGACTTCGACGATGCGACCGGCGAGATAGTCTTCACGCCCGCTTCGATCCCCTCGGCCGGCCAGGACGTGACCGCCGGCTTCGAGTTCGACGTTCCTGTACGCTTCGACACCGAGCGGCTGGAGGTCGGCATCAGCGCCTTCAAGGCGGGCTCGATCCCGTCCATTCCGCTGATCGAGGTGCAGCTGTGAGCGTTTATCCAGAGGCTCTTGCCGAACATCTCGAGGGCGGTGCGACGACAGTTTGCCATTGCTGGCGGCTTACGCGGCGCGACGGCACGACCAAGGGCTTTACCGACCATGACCGCCCTCTCACGGTGGACGGCACGAGCTTCCAGCCGCTGACCGGGTTCAGCGCGACCGAGGCGCGGGACACGCTTGGACTGGCAGTTGATACGGTGGATATCGAGGGAGCGCTTTCGTCGGACGAGATCGATGAGGCCGACATTCAGGCAGGCCGGTATGACGATGCGACGGTCGAGACCTTGCTGGTCAACTGGGCCGAGCCACAGCAGTTCGCGCGGCTTCGCGTAGCCACGATCGGAACAATCACGCGGCGCGACGGCGCCTTCGTTGCCGAACTGAAGAGCCGGATGCACAGGCTCGACCAGGTGAACGGCCGGGTGGTGACGCGGCTATGCAATGCCGAACTCGGGGATGGGCGGTGCCGGTTCGACCTCGACCAGCCCGCCTTTTCGGCGGCGGGCAGCGTCCTGTCGGTGACCACGCCGGAGATCCTGCGCGTGTCAGGCCTGAACGGGTTTCAGCCGGGATGGTTCGCGCTGGGGTGGATCGAGTGGACGAGCGGCGCGATCACTGGCGCACGGTCCTTCGTAGAGGTGCACACTAAGGTCGCCGGCACCGTGGAACTGGCGCTGCGCCCGGCGGAGGGGCCATCGGCGGAGGTCGGCGACGGCTTCGTAATCAGCGCGGGATGCGACAAGGCCTTTGCGACCTGCAAGGCCAAGTTCAGCAACGCGCTCAACTTCCAGGGCTTTCCGCATCTGCCCGGCAACGATGCCGCCTACGGCCATGTGGTGGACGGCGCCATTTTCGATGGCGCGCCGCTGGTGCCATGAAGGGCGTTCAGCGGGAGCATATCGCGGCAGCGGTAGTCGCTGAGGCGCTCACCTGGATCGGAACGCCCTATCGGCATCAGGGCAGGCGAAAAGGGGTCGGGTGCGACTGCCTGGGACTGGTCCTCGGGGTCTGCAAGGCAGTCTACGGATTCACGCCCGAGGAGCCGGGCCCGTACTCGGCCGACTGGGCAGAAGCAGGCGGCGAGGACCGTTTGCTGCAGGCGGCCAGGACATGGTTTTGCGAGAAGCCCATGACAGAGGCTGCGCCCGGAGACTTCTTGCTTTTCCGCTGGCGGAAGGAACTTCCCGCCAAGCACGCCGCAATCCTGAGTGCTCCTGATCGCTTCGTCCACGCCTATGAAGGCAGTGCGGTGGTGGAGAGCGCGCTGGTTCCGCAATGGCGGCGGCGGGTCGCCGGGGTGTTCGCCTTTCCGGACAGCCTCTGAGAACGGATCATCATGGCTACCATTCTTCTGCAGGCTGCCGGGGCCTATCTCGGCGGCGCGCTGGGTGCTGTCGGCGGGATCGTGGGCTCGGCGGTCGGCGCCCTCGCCGGCTACGCGATCGACCGGGCGCTGATCGACAGCACACGCCGGATCGAGGGACCGCGGCTCACCGGGGCGCGTCTATTCGATGCCGAAGAGGGCTCGCCGATCCCGCGCCTTTACGGCACCGCCCGTCTCGGCGGGATCATGATCTGGGCGACGCGCTTCGAAGAGGACCGGACGACGCGCCGCCAAGGCAAGTTCGGCCCGAAGGTGACGGAATACGAGTACTACGGCAATGTCGCCTTCGCCCTTTGCGAGGGCGAGATCGCTGGCGTGCGGCGGGTCTGGGCAGACGGCCGCGAACTCGACGTCACTGGCATCGAGATGCGCGTGCACAAGGGGACGGCAGATCAGCAGCCCGATCCGTTGGTCGAGGCTAAGCAGGGGAGCGGGAACGCACCCGCCTATCGCGGACTCGCCTATGTGGTGTTCGAGCGGCTGCCGCTCAGCGAATACGGCAATCGCATTCCGCAACTGCAGTTCGAGGTGCTGCGGCCGGTCGCCGGACTGCGTGAAAAGATCCGGCGCGTGGTGCTGATCCCCGGAGCGATCGAGTATGGCCTCTACCCGCGTCTGGTAACCAAGAAGCTGCGTCCTGGCGAGACCGTGTACGAAAACCGGCATGTGCTTTTCGCGGGAACCGATCTCGTCGCCTCGCTGGACGAACTCCAGTCCCTGTGCCCCAACCTCGAAGATATCGCACTGGTGGTGACTTGGTTCGGCGACGACCTGCGTGCCGGTCACTGCAGGATTCGACCAGGCGTCACCACGCATTCAGACGCCTACTCCAGGCCGTGGCGCGTCTCCGGCGTGACCCGCGCCGATGCGCCGGTGGTGTCGAGTTTTGGCGGCGGCGCTGCCTACGGCGGGACGCCGTCCGACGACTCGGTCGTGGCGGCGATCGCCGAGATCCGCTCGCGTGGGCTCAAAGTGACGCTCTATCCGTTCCTGATGATGGATATCGCGCCGGGCAACAGCCTGCCCGATCCCTATGGCGGCGACGCGCAAGCGCCTTACCCCTGGCGCGGGCGGATCACCTGCTTTCCCGGTCCGGGCCGGCCTGCAAGCGCAGACAAGACGGCCTCTGCGCGCTCCCAGGTGGAGGCTTTCTGCGGGTCGGCGGCGCCCGGCGACTTTTCAGCCGGCGTGTCGACGGTGTTGTACTCGGGTGCAAGCGGAGACTGGGGCTTCCGGCGGCTGGTTCTCCACTATGCGCATCTGGCAAGGGCGGCCGGCGGCGTCGATACCTTCCTGATCGGCTCGGAGATGCGCGGCGTCTCGACGCTGCGGGACGAGACGAACGCATTTCCCTTCGTCGACGTCCTTTGCGAACTGGCAGACCAGGTGAGCGAAGTGCTCGGGGCCGACACTGCCGTCTCGTACGGCGCCGACTGGTCGGAATATTTCGGTTACCAGCCGGCTGACGGATCGGGAGACGTGTTCTTCCACCTCGATCCGCTCTGGGCGCGTCCGTCGATCAGCGCTGTCGGGATCGATAACTACATGCCGCTGGCCGACTGGCGCGACGCCGACTACCACGGCGGCAATCCGGATGGCGCCAGCGGTCCATACGATCCGGAAGCGCTGCGCAGCGCGATCAGTTCAGGCGAGGGATTCGACTGGTACTATGCCAGCTTCGCGGATCGCCAGGCGCGGCTGCGTTCGCCGATCACGGACGGCGCCTACGGCAAGCACTGGGTCTTCCGCTACAAGGATCTCGCCGGCTGGTGGTCGAACCAGCATTTCAACCGCGTCGGCGGTGTCGAGCTTGCTTCTCCGACGGAGTGGGTGCCCGGCGGCAAGCCGATCTGGTTCACCGAACTCGGCTGCCCGGCGGTCGACAAGGGGCCTAACCAGCCCAACGTCTTCGTCGACCCGAAGTCGAGCGAAAGCTTCACGCCCTACTTCTCCAACGGCGGGCGCAACGATCTCGCGCCAAGGCGATTCCTGGAGGCTCATGCGGCACATTGGGATCCGGCCAGTTCGACCTTTGATCCGACGTGCAATCCCGTCTCGCCCGCCTATGGCGGGCGCATGGTGGATCACGAGCGGACCTACGTCTGGTGCTGGGACGCGCGGCCCTTTCCCGCCTTTCCGCTCCAGAACGAGACCTGGGCCGATGGCGAGAACTGGCGCCTCGGCCATTGGCTGAATGGCCGGCTGGAAGCGCCCGACCTGGGTTCGCTGATCAACGCCAACCTCGCCGACCATGGGCTCCCGCCGGCGGATGTGGTGGAAGCGGACGGCACTGCAGGGATATGTCGTCGACGAGCCGGGTTCGGCACGCGCTGCCCTGGAGCCGCTTGTCAGCCTCTACGGCCTCGCGGTCTGTGAAACGGCGGAAGGACTGATCTTTCGCTCCGCGAGGGCGCGCTCGATCGAGCCGGTCGAGATCGAGGAGATGGTCGTAGACGATCGCGGCGCGACCATCGAGAGGGTCCGCACCCCCGACCATGACCTTCCTGCGGAAGCCGTGCTGGTCTTCCGCGATCATCTGATCGGATTCCAGACCGGCGCCGTGCGCAGCGTTCGACCGGACGCCACGGGCAGGCTGCAGAGGACATTGAGCTTCCCCGGCGTACTGGAGCGCGAGCAGGGGACGGCTCTCATCGCCGATTGGCACCAGCGCGTGTGGGCGGAACGGGAGTCCGTGTCGTTTGCGGTGGCGAGCTATGAGCCGGGCCTGGAGCCTGGGGCGGTGATCAAGCTGCCCGAGGCGGGCGGATCGGAGTTCCTCGTCACCGAAGTCGAGGACGGGTTGGTGCGGCGGCTGAAGGCTCGGCGCATCGATCGCGCCGCGCCCTCGGCCTCGGTGCACGCTCCGTTCGATCGGCCGGCCGAGCCGCCGATCCACGCCGGAACGCCGCACGTCCTGTTCCTCGATCTGCCGGCCATGACAGGCAATACAGCACCTGAGGAGAACTTCCGGGTCGCGGCCTGGCAGAAGCCCTGGAAGCGGCAGGCTGTACTCGCCTCGCCGGAGACGACCGGCTTTACCCTGCGTGCCACCATAGACCGTGCCGCGCGCATCGGTGAACTGGTCGAAGCACTTCCGCCAGGTGGCTTCGAAGGCAGGGTGGACCACTCCGCCTCTCTCGTGGTCGCGCTCTATGATGCGGCGGTGGAAAGCGTCAGCAGGCTGCAGCTCTGCAATGGCGCGAACGCCGCGGCGGTACGGTCCAATGGCGGCGCATGGGAGGTGCTGCAGTTCCTGTCGGCCGAGGAGATGGAGCCGGGCACCTGGCAGTTGCAGGGCCTGCTTCGGGGCCAACTCGGAACGGGCGACGCGATGGCGCTGGGCGCGGCCATCGGCGCTCCGTTCGTCATTCTCGACGCCGACGTGCGGCCGGCGGGGCTGTTGCCAGGCGAGATCGGACTGACCCTCAACTGGAAGGCTGGGCCGTCCGGCACCGTCGTTTCCGATAAAACTTTTGTTCGCCAGCCGGCGGTCGGCGGGGTTCGAGCCAGGCTGCCGCTATCCCCCGTGCGCCTCAGATGCCGCAAGCAGGCGGGCGGCGACCTAATTCTGTCCTGGGTGCGGCGCAGCCGTGTCGACGCCGATGACTGGGCTGCGCCCGAAATCCCGCTCGGGGAGGAGCGGGAGGAATACCGGATCGACATCTCGGCGGTGGGCGGAGCTGTTGTGCGGTCAGCCACGATAAGCAGCGCGAGCTATGTCTACGCTGCGCCCGACCTAGTCGCCGACTTCGCCGGAGTCCCGAGTGCCTTCGATGTGACGATACGCCAGCTCAGCCTGGCAGCGGGTTGGGGGATTCCTGCGACACGGCGGTTTACCCTCTGACCAGCCGACCTCCGTCAACCCCGGGCCCCTGCTGAACCTCTCGTGAACCGGTTCAATCCGCTTCCCTGGTTGATCCCTCATCTGAAAGGACTGGACATGACCAGCGTCAAGCCATGGTATTCGTCGCGCACGGTCTGGGCAGCGATTGTCACGATCATAATGGCGCTCTGCGGTTTGTTCGGCGTCCCGCTTGATGGTTTCGACGAGTCGGAGATGGCCGACGCCCTGCTGCAGGCGGCCACGGCGATTGGGGGCGTCGTGGCGTTGATCGGACGTCTGGTCGCGAAGTCGCGGATTGGGTGAACAAGAGAACAGAAATCGAGCAAAACCATTCATTCGGCGTTCAGACCGGTTGGGCAATAACGCTCTCATGAAACGGTGTTCCGAGATGCTCCGATCCTTCTTCGCGGCGGTGCTCGCGGTGTCGTTCCTGGTGCCGCAGGCAGAGGCCGCGATGCCGGGTCTGGAAAAACCCAGCTTCGAAGAGGCGACGCTCTTCGTGCGATCCGACTGCTATGCGGTCGGACAGCAGGTCGCGGCGCAGAACGGCGGGACCTTGGCGCGCGCCAGCCAATCCAAGCAGGGCGGGCGTGCCGTATGCGTCATTGTCGTACTTGTGCCCGGCAAGGACGGCCAGCGTCCGCGGCGGCGCGAAGTGGTCGTGCCGCTGGAATGA